TCCGCATGTGGCCCCCTCCTCACTTCCCAGTGACCCCTCCCATGATCAAGCTTCTTAAGAGCAGAAAGCCTCGTTTTTTTATCAAAAACGATATACCCTTGAATATGATCAGTCCCCTCCTCACCCTTCTCATGTTGCCACGCAGCGTAAGTGATGCCAGGCCATAACTCAATCATCCTGTAGTCCCTAGGATTATTGATTGTAACAAGCCAGTAACGCGATTGCGTTCCTACAGTGTTTGTCTTTGGAGGCATGTTGGTTTGTTATTCACACTTTTACTATACTTTTTTGATATGAAGTGGTCTAAAGGTAATACTGTACTTTAGACCACTTTAAAACTATCGTTTTATACTTACAGTTTGGCGGGATGAAACGCGCTGCATAATATTCTAATTGGTTATTTTTTAACTTAGAGAATTCTCCGTATCCAAATTTTAAAAATTTGTCTTGGTAACTTATTTTTGAAATTTCTTAGAATTCGACACTATAAATTAAAATTTCTCGCGCGAATTTTCTTTACAACGAAAAAGAGATTATTTCATATTAAAACAATTCAATATGCCTGGACCAGCAACTAAAGGTCGTATGCGTAAAAAGATGAAGCGCACTAACGCTACACTTTATAAGAGAGGAATGATGGGTAACTTTAAAAGATCTCTAGTCCCAGCAGTTTCGTCCTCATCGACTAGACCTCAAGTGGAACTCAAAAGCTGTGACACTTTCGCTGTTACATTTAATCCTTCAACAGCTTCTGGACCCGTAGTCCTAAACGCAGTACAACAAGGTGCAGGATTCTTTAACAGAATAGGAAATAAAATTAACATGAAATCCCTAGAGATTCGATGTGTGTTACAACCAGGAGCAGGAGTTGGAGTTTCCAATTCGAATCAATACGTTAGATTGTTGATCATCTACGACAATCAACCTAACGGAGCGTTTCCAACTTGGGCTGAAGTTATGAGTTCCTATAACAACGCAGGTTCTACAGAATCAATTGCACAAAGCTTCTTAAACATAAACAACAGAAACAGATTCAAAGTTTTTGCAGATATCACAGTCACTTTAAATGACTCTGATTCTACTTCCGTATTCAGTTCATCAACTTACGGAATACAAAGTTATTCAAATGAGACGAACGTTCACCGATTCATCAAATTGAAAGGAGCTCAATCAGTTTACAAAACTACTACAGGAGCTATAGGTGACCTCGCCACAGGGTCCCTACTCTTTTTCCCTTATTCAAACTTATCATCCGCGCTAACAGCAGTGAGTGGAATTTTCACAGCCAGACTCAGATATTATGACCAATAGAAAAATAGAAACTTCTGTAAGAATTTTCTAAGAAAATAAAGTTTATAAATAAACAATATTTTAAATTATTATTTTTTCACTATGCAAAGATATACTATGCAAAGGTATAAAAAAAAACAGAAAACATGTTATGAAGGAGAAGATTGTAGACCCACCGTCAGACATTGTCACAGAGAAATAACTTTCGCTGAACAGTGTCCAGATATTATGAAACAAGTAGATGTAGGTTCTACTACTGGCGCTATCATATTTAGAGATAGTGGTGACGGTATAGTACTTAACAGTCTACTGCCCGGAGATCAATCCTGGAACAGGATAGGTAACAAAATTAACTTACAAAGATTGCAAGTTAAAGGTTACCTAGTACTTAACGGTACTCAAGCACCAAATAGCGAATACTATCAAACTGTTGGCAGATTTGCAATAGTATACGACAAACAACATAACAACACCCTTTTTTCACCAGCCTTTGGATTAGTATTTACAGACATACTAGCTACAGGTGTTGCACAAGTAGATGCTGGTTCTAACATTAATTGGGCAGAAAGAGAAAGATTCATTGTACTTTACGATGAAGTTATAAGCCTACCAGAAGTAGACACAGACGCAATGGGAAACATTTTAGAGATTTTTTTCCCATTAAATCAAGAACAAGAAACAGTATGGGATTTTGATATAGACCTTAGAGGATTACCAACACTATACAGTGGCTCTAATGGAGATCCACAAGATATAACCACTGGCGCTTTAAGTGCCCTAACTATGAGTAACACAGATCCTTCTGTATCCTGTTGGGGGTTAGCTTTTACCTACAGACTTTATTATACTGATAGATAATAATAAAATGAGATTGCCCGCACTACTTTCAAAAACAATCCCAGTGATCCGGGACTCAGGACCCACCGCCACGGTAAAGCCGCCAGGGCGCTACGGGGGCCCCTGCCCCCTCCGCTTACTGGCGTCTTTACCGGGCTTGGTCCTTCGTGCCCTCTGATAACAGTTCTAAAGCGGGCTATAAGTTTTAAAAGATAAATTTCTCTAAGTTTTAAATTTCAAACGAAATACAAATTTTCTCGCTAAAATAAATTTCACTTATTTTTTAAGCGATCAAAACTAAATAAAATTCTAAATTAAAATTGATTTCCATAACTTTGTATGGTTTAAGAAAAGTCTCAGATAAAAAGCTTTTATTTTATTTAAAAACAAAAAAGAAAACAGTACATTAATTTTTTAAATCACTGTTGTAAACCATTAGTGCGTTTCCATTTTTGAAATTGCTCCCTACTTTGTCGTATTTGAACATCTAAAGCTGGTACACTCTCCTCTTCCTCCTCTTGTGCGTAGAGATCTATAACAGTGCGCTTCCGATATGGTGACTTCCCCTTATCCACTTTCGATTGCGAAATAACAGGAGAGTCGTGTTTACTAAAAGTAAATTCGACCTCAGTAACAGAAGGTGGAGAACAAATTGGCCTACGCACCGGAGATGGGAGTGGAGTGGAGGGGGGAGTCTGATAGCTATGCTCATGCAGCGGATCCTTAATTTTGCCATTCTCATCAAATACCCTTGATAACGATCGTGATGGAACTTTCCTTCGAGCGAGGGGTTCCTCATCGGAGTCCGTAGTCCAGCCCGAGTGCTCCGAAACAGGTATAGGGATCGGATCACTCTTCGGCGGATGAGTTACCTTAACAACCTCGAATTCATCAGATACCCTAAAAAGAACAGTTTGTTACAATCTAAAATAATATTTTAGAGATAAATAACAAAAAGTTCTTACCCTAAACCCCTTTTATGATGCGGATCGACCATAGACCAAAAGGCTCTCTCCTCATCATCTTCAACACCCTCGGTTACTACAATAGGTGTAGCAGGAAGATCCTGAGAATCAGAAACCGATATCGGAATTGTTGAAGTTGTTGTAGCCGAAGTTGTTGTTGAAAATTCTTCGGAAGAAGTTGTCGTAGTAGTAGTTGTTGGAATAGTAGAAACATATGGTTGATCCATATGTATTAACTTCGTAATTCTACGTTCCAACGGTGGAAAAGGAAACTTCGTTTCATTGTACCAATCACGCGGATGTTTATTACTAGTAATAACTATAGTTTTAGCAACAAATGAAGCGAACGAACCCTTGGTTGGTACAATGAGAGGATAGCAATCAAGCAAGCGAAGCATAAAATCATAAGCAAGCCATCCATAAAACTCATCAATAACAACAACTTTGTGACCATCGTAACCATCCCACCAGTCCCCTTTTGGTTTCCAATAAGCTCCTGGAAAGGTCACAGAACAATGATGCGATTTACCCGTCCCGGTTGGCCCATAGATAACAATCACCTCTGTCTTAAAAGTACGTTGATTGGTCTTCATCCTTTTATACTGCTGAAAAAATTTAAAGTACTTGGCACAGTCTCCAAAATAATTCTCGACCAAATACCCCTCGTCCCTTCCTTCGTCAATAGCAGCCTTTACAGCATCCAAATCAGAACGTTTGCCTTGAGCCTTCTCCTTCACATTAGCGTCGGTACCCAGAAACCATGGTCCTTCAACCCTTGATTCCTCCTTTGTACAATACGTCTTAGCCTCCGCATGTGTCCCCCTCCTCACTTCCCAGTGACCCCTCCCATGATCAAGCTTCTTAAGAGCAGAAAGCCTCGTTTTTTTATCAAAAACGATATACCCTTGAATATGATCAGTCCCCTCCTCACCCTTCTCATGTTGCCACGCAGCGTAAGTGATACCCGGCCATAACTCAATCATCCTGTAATCCCTAGGATTATTGATTGTAACAAGCCAGTAACGCGACTGCGTTCCTGTAGTGTTTGTCTTTGGAGGCATGTTGGTTTGTTATTCACACTTTTACTATACTTTTTTGATATTAAGTGGTCTAAAGGTAATACTGTACTTTAGACCACTTTAAAACTATTGTTTTATACTTACAGTTTGGCGGGATGAAACGCGCTGCATTATATTCTAATTGGTTATTTTTTAACTTAGAGAATTCTCCGTATCCAAATTTTTAAAAATTTGTCTTGGTAACTTATTTTTGAAATTTCTAAGAATTCGACACTATAAATTAAAATTTCTCGCGCGAATTTTGTTTACAACGAAAAAGAGATTATTTCATATTAAAATAATTAAATATGCCTGGACCAGCAACTAAGGGTCGTATGCGTAAAAAGATGAAGCGCACTAACGCTACACTTTATAAGAGAGGAATGATGGGGAACTTTAAAAGAGCTCTAATCCCAGCAGTTTCGTCCTCATCGGCTAGACCTCAAGCGGAACTCAAAAGCTGTGATATTAACGCTGTTACATTTAATCCTTCAACAGCTTCTCAACCCGTCGTCCTAAACGCAGTACAACAAGGTGCAGCATTCTATAATAGAATAGGAAATAAAATTAACATGAAATCCCTGGAGATTCGATGTGTGATACAACCAGGAGCAGGAGTTGGAGTTGCAAATGCGAATCAATACATTAGATTGTTGATCATCTACGACAATCAACCTAATGGAGGGTTTCCAACTTGGGCTGATGTTATGACTACGTATAACCCAGCAGGTTCTACAGAATCAATTGCACAAAGCTTCTTAAACATAAACAACAGAAACAGATTCAAAGTTTTCGCAGATATCACAATCACTTTAAATGATTCTGATACAACTACTGTATTCAGTTCATCAACTTATGGAATTCAAAGTTATTCAAACGAGACGAACGTTCACCGATTTATCAAATTGAAAGGTGCTCAATCAGTTTACAAAACCTCTACAGGAGCTATCGGTGACCTCGCCACAGGGGCCCTACTCTTTTTCCCTTATTCAAACTTATCATCCACGCTAACAGCAGTGAGTGGAATTTTCACATCAAGATTAAGATACTATGACCAATAGAAAAATAGAAAAATCTGTTGGAATTTTCTAAGAAAATAAAGTTTATAAATAAACAATATTTCAAATTATTAGTTTTTCACTATGCAGAGATACACTATGCAAAGAAACCGCAAAAAACAGAAAATATGTTATAAAGAAGAAGAATGTAAACCCACCGTCAGACATTGTCACAGAGAAATAACTTTCGCCGAACAATGTCCAGATATTATGAAACAAGTAGATGTTGGTTCTACAACTGGTGCTATCATATTTAGAGATAGTGGTGACGGTATAATACTTAACAGTTTACAACCCGGAGATCAATCCTGGAACAGGATAGGTAACAAAATTAACTTACAAAGACTGCAAGTTAAAGGTTACCTAGTACTTAATGGAACTCAAGCACCAAATAGCGAATACTATCAAACTGTTGGCAGATTTGCAATAGTATACGACAAACAACATAACAACACCCTTTTTTCACCAGCTTTTGGACTAGTATTTACAGATGTATTAGCTACAGGTGTTGCACAAGTAGATGCTGGTTCTAACATTAATTGGGCAGAAAGAGAAAGATTCATTGTACTTTACGATGAAGTTATAAGCCTGCCAGAAGTAGACACAGACGCAATGGGAAACATTTTAGAGATTTTTTTCCCATTAAATCAGGAACAAGAAACAGTATGGGACTTTGATGTAGACCTTAGGGGATTACCAACACTATACAGTGGCTCTAATGGAGATCCACAAGATATAACCACTGGCGCTTTAAGTGCCCTAACTATGAGTAACACAGATCCCTCTGTATCCTGTTGGGGGTTAGCTTTTACCTACAGACTTTATTATACTGATAGATAATAATAAAATGAGATTGCCCGCACTACTTTCAAAAACAATCCCAGTGATCCGGGACTCAGGACCC